AGGGCCGATGCACACACGGCTCGTTTCCACACGGGGGGTCGGTGGCCCTGATGCCTGATCCGAAGCCTGCGAGCGTTCTGAAGGCGGCTGCGGGCGGTACTCGTCGCCAGCTGTTGGAGGCCCTTCGGGACCGGATCGCTGCGGAGATCGACGCTGGTGTGCCGGCCCGGGATCTGGCGTCGTTGTCGCTCCGGTTGATGGCGATCACCGAGGAACTGGATGGGGTGAAGGCGCTCGAGGATGACGACGACATCGCTGATGCCATCGACGTCCCCGACGAGGAGTGGCCTCCTTCCTGAGGCTCGGCATGTGGTGTTGCCGCATGGGATCGTGTCGTCGGGGTTCCCGTCGGCGGAGCAGACGTGCAACCGGGTGGGGATCGGGTTCGATCCGTGGCAGAGGGACCTGAACCGGGCGATCCTGGCGAAGGACGCTGACGGGCTGTACGCGGCGGACACGGTGTTGATGTCGATCTGCCGGCAGGCGGGGAAGACCTACGACGTCGGCGCACTGGTGTTCGCCGACTCGATCAAGGTGCCGGACACGACCACGGTGTGGACGGCGCACCGGTTCCCTGTGTCCCGTGAGTCGTTCATGGCGCTGCGGGCGTTGGCGTCGACCCGGGAGATGCTCCCGTTCGTCGATCCGAACGAGATCACCTCGGCTGCGGGCAACGAGTGCATCCCGTTCCGCAATGGGTCCCGGATCCTGTTCAAGGCCCGGGAGCGTGGTGCGATCCGCGGGTTCACGAAGGTGCGGCGGATCATCCTCGACGAGGGCCAGATCCTGACCGAGTCGGCCATGTCGGACATGGCGCCGACGCAGAACCATGCGGAGAACCCGCAGCTGATCATCATGGGCACGCCGCCGAAGCCGACGGACCCGTCCGAGGTGTTCCTCGGGCTGCGCCAGGAGGCGCTCGACGGGACGTCCGAGGGGCTCCTGTACGTGGAGTTCTCCGCCGACCCGGATTCCGACCTGGACGACCGGGCGGCGTGGGCGAAGGCGAACCCGTCGTACCCGAACCGCACGTCGGATCGGGCGATCCTGCGACTGCGGAAGCTGCTGTCCGACGACGACTTCCGTCGTGAGGCCCTCGGCATCTTCGACGACGTCAACCCGATCTCCCAGGCGATCAACCTGCAGCAGTGGCGTGCCCTCGGGGACGTCGACACGTCACGGCGGCCGGAGCCGGTGGCGCTCGGTGTCGAGGTGTCCCGCGACCGGCAGTGGTCACGGATCGCCCTCGCCGGTGTCCGCCCTGACGGCCACCACCACGTCCAGCTCGTCCGGTCCGACAAGGGCACCGGCTGGGTCGCCACCGCGGTGGCCGAGCTGGCGGCGAAGTGGTCGCCGGTGGCCACGGTGGTCGACCCTGGCAGCGCCGCCGGGTCGCTGGTCCCGGCGTTGTCCGAGGCGGGCGTCGAGCCGATGCTGCTCGCGTCCCGTGACGTCGCAGCGGCGTGCGGATCGTTCGCCGACGCGGTGGCCGAGGGCACGGTCCACCACCCTGAGGACCGGGTGCTCGAAGTGGCGGTCGCCGCAGCGGGCCAGCGGTTCACCGCCGGGGCGTGGATCTTCGACGCCGCCGACCGTTCGACCGACATCTCGCCGCTCCGAGCGGTGACGTTCGCACGCTGGGGCCTCGTGAAGTCCGCTGCCCAACCGAAGCGCACCGGCGTCGTGGTCGGGATCCGTTGATGCCCCGAGGAGGTGGCCGGCCATGCTGACAGCCTCTGAGGCGATGGCCGCTGCCGGCTCGCTGCGCGGCGAAGCGGAGCAGGAGTGGACCCGGCTCGCGATCTTCACCCGCTACGCCCGCGGTCAGCAGCGGATGCCGTGGCTGCCTGAGAACACCGACGGCGAGTACCACGACATCGCCCGCAAGTCGGCGTCGAACTGGCTGTCGCTCGTGATCGCGGCGGTCGCCCAGGGCCTGATCGTCGACGGGTACGACTCCGAGCTGGCGTGGCGGGACGCGTGGCAGGCGAACCAGATGGACAGCCGCCAGCACTCGCTGCACCGGGCGACCCTGGTCCACGGTTACGCGTTCGAGATCGTCCTCCCGTCGGAGGATGGCGGCGTGTGGATGCGGCCGGAGGCCGCGACCCGGATGCACGCCACCTACTCGCTGCCCGACGACGAGTGGCCGCAGTACGCGGTGCGGATGTTGCGCCGCAACCCGGACGTCCTCGAGGTGTACGACGCCGAGGCCCGCTACACGATCGCCGGCTCCGACGTCACCGTGTTCGAGCACGGCCTGGGCGTGTGTCCGGTGGTGCGGGTGATGAACCAGCTCGACCTGCTCGGAACACCGATGGGCGAGGTCGAACCGGTCATCCCGATCCAGAACCGGATCGTCGACGCCACGTTCAACCTGCAGATGGTCGCCAAGTACGGGAGCTTCCCGCAGCGGTTCATCGCCGGCATGGACCCGGCGGCGAACTCGGAACGGATCCGCGCCTACGTGGACAGCATCCTGATCGCCGGCGACCCCGACACGAAGTTCGGCCAGTTCGCCCCGGCCGACCTCACGCAGTTCGTCACCGCCCTCGAGGCGCACATCAGGCACCTGGCGGCCATCACACAGACCCCGCCGCACTACCTGCTGGGGCACATGTCGAACATGTCGGCGGAGGCGCTGGCCGCCGCCGAGTCCGGGCTGCAGCGCAAGATCCGCGAGCGTCAGGAAACCATCGGCGAGGGCCACGAGCAGGCCCTGCGCCTCGCCGCGGCGATCCTCGGCGACGAACAGGCCGCCGCGAGCATCGACAGCCAGGTCCACTGGCAGGACGTCGAGTCCCGGTCGCTCGCCCAGACCTCCGACGCCCTCCTGAAGCTCGGCCAGCTCGGCGTGCCGGCCGAGATGCTGTTCCGGATGATCCCCGGCTGGTCCCAGGCCGACGTGCTCGAGGCGACCGACATGCTGCGCTCCGGTTCCGGCCTGTCTGCGCTCATGTCGGCCCTGCAGCTCGCGGCGCCGGACCCGACGCAGATGCCGATGACGCCGGGCGCGTGACGTGGCGCTGAGCGCCGCAGCGGTGCAACTCGCCCGGGCGCACGCCCAGGCGCAGCGCCGCATCGGGATCGACACGGTCCGCACGGTCCTGAACGCCTGGCAGCTCCTCGACCTCGAACGCCTCGACGACACGACCGCCGACTGGATGGACGTCGTCGTCCCGATCGTCAACGACGCCGGGCGCCGCTCGGCGCAGCTCGCCGCCGGCTACTTCCAGGCGAACCGGATGCTCGCCGGGTTCACCGACCAGTTCGCCCCGCCGATCGCGACGGTGAACGAGCAGGCGTTGCGAACGTCGCTGCTCGTCACCGGGCCCGTGTCGGTGAAACAGGCCATGACCCGTGGGATCGACCTCGCGACCGCCGGAGACGTCGCCTCGGCCCGCTCTGCGGCATCAGCGATGCGTCACGCCATGGACGCGGGCCGCGAGACCGTCCTCGAGTCGGCCCGCTCCGACCGGAAGGTCGTCGGCTACGCCCGGATGACCACGTCGGACAAGCCGTGCGAGTTCTGCGAGATGTTGGCCGACCGCGGCGCCGTCTACGGCTCCGACACCGCCGACTTCCAGGCCCACGACGGCTGCGGCTGCCAGCCCGTCCCGGCCTACTGACCGAACCCGACGCCGCGAGGGCGGCGGGTGCAACCCATGGAGGCGAGGCCGCGATGGCCGACACCGACACCACCACCAACGAGCCCGCGACGGGCGACGCCACCGAGAACACCACGGACCAGCTCGGAGACCCTGGCCGCAAGGCGCTCGACGCCGAGCGCAAGGCCCGGCGCGACGCCGAGAAGTCCGCACGTGAGCTCGAACGGCGGTTGAAGGAGCTCGAGGACCGCGACAAGAGCGACCTGCAGCTCCTGCAGGAGACGCTCGCCGAGAAGGACGCCCAGCTCGCGGAACTGCCCAAGCAGATCCGTTCGCAGGTCGTCAGGTTCGCCTCGATGGCGTCCCGAGCAGGTTTCCTCGACCCCGAGGACGCCCTGCTGAACATCGACGTCGACCTCGGCGACCCCGAAGCCGTCCAGGCGGCCCTCACCGACCTGACCGAACGGAAGCCGCACCTGGTCCGCCAGCCGGCGACGCCGAAGCCGGCCGACAAGCTCCCCGCACGTCCGACCCCGCACGGCGGCCAGCTGCTCGGCACCCCCGCGGGCGACCAGGACGCGAAGGAACGCGCAGCCGCCGCGCTGCGCATGTTCCGCAACACCTGACCCTCCCCGAAGGCCCGTCGGCCAACGGGACCCCTAGCAACACAAGGAGGCCCTCATGGCCGACATCGCACGATCCGAACTGTCGACGCTCATCCAGGACGCGTACTCGAACGTCCTGCTGGACTCGGCACTCAACAGCTCCGTGGCGCTCCAGTCCTTCCGGCGCGTCGACCTCGGCACCAAGACCACCAACGTGCCCGTCCTCGCCACCGTGCCGGACGCCTCGTGGGTGGCCGAGTCCGCGACCGCGTCCGAGGGCGTGAAGCCGACCGCCGAGGCCACCTGGGGCAACAAGCAGCTCGTCGCCGAGGAGCTCGCCGTCATCATCCCCGTCCACGAGAACGCCGTCGACGACGCCACCGTGGACGTCCTCACCGAGATCACCCGCCAGGGCGGCTCGGCGATCGGCCGGGCCCTCGACGCGGCGGTGCTGTTCGGCACCAACAAGCCCGCGTCGTGGACGTCGCCGGCGCTGTCCGCCTCCGCGACCGCCAACTCGCTCGACTTCACCGTCGGCGCGACCGGCACCGCCGCGGACCTCGGCGGCAGCATCCTCAAGGCCGCCCAGGGCATCGCGGACGAGGGCTGGGACCCCGACCTCGTCATCTCCCGCCGCGGCCTGCGGTTCGAGCTCGCCAACCTGCGCACGTCGTACGGCGAGCCGATCTTCCTGCCGTCCATGGCGACCGGGGTCGGCGCCACGGACATGGTGGCCGGCATGAACGCCGCTTGGGCGTCCGGCCGCTACTGGAACGCCGCCTACAAGGCGCTCGTGGTGGACTCGTCCCGGGTGGTGATCGGTGTCCGCCAGGACATCACCGTGAAGCTCCTCGACCAGGCCACCGTCGGTGGCATCAACCTGGCCGAGCGCGACATGGTGGCGCTCCGGTTCAAGGCCCGGTTCGCGTACGTGCTCGGCGACAACACCAACGCCGAGGGCAACGCGACGCAGGCCCCCGTGGCCGCCGTCAAGGCCGGCTCCTGACGATGGCGAACCCTGCGCTCGCGTCGTTGTCGGACCTGGAGGCCCGCGGGGTCGACACGTCCGACGCGACGCGAGCGCAGGCAGCCCTCCTCGACGCCTCGGCGCTCATCCACCTGGAGAGCAACTCGAGGTTCATCGACCCGGCCACCGGCGCTCTCGTCGCCGACGTTCCGGCGGTGCTCAACACGATCTGCTGCAAGGTCGCCCAGCGGGTGCTCACCAACCCGGCCGGTGTGGTCACCGAGTCGATCGCCGGCTATTCGGTGAACTACGGCGACGCCTACCTGCGCCAGACCGAGGTGGAACAGATCCGCCAGACCGCCGGCCTGTCCGGCCTCGGCCTCGCCCGACTCGCGGCGCCGTGGGCGCCGCCGAAGATGACCGTCACCGCGTTCCTCGACGGCGACGTCGACGACGGAGACGTGTTCTACGGGTCGTGACCGTCCGCGTCGCCGTCCCCCGCCGTCCCGACGGTGGCGAACGAGACCGCCTGTGGTCCCACTGCCGTGCCTGGTGGCGCGACACGTTCACCGGCTGGGAGCTCGTCGAAGGACTCCACCGGTTCGGGCCGTTCAACCGGTCCGCAGCGGTGAACCGGGCCGCTGACGGCGACTGGGACACCCTGGTCGTCGCCGACGCCGACACGCTCGCGCAGCCGCACCTCGTCGCCGCCGCCGTCGAACACGCCGGCCGCACGGGGCGCATGACGCTCCCGTACCGCCGGCGCATGATGCTCACCGCCGGAGCGACCGACATGGTTCTCGCCGGGTCCGACCCGGCCACCGTCCGGGCACACCCCGACCCGTACGAGGCACATGCCTCATCGGTCGTCGTCGTGCCCCGCGGCCTGTGGGACAAGGTCGGCGGGTTCGACCCCCGGTTCGTCGGCTGGGGGGCGGAGGACGACGCCTTCGCCGCTGCCTGCGCCCACGCAGGGGGCGGCATCGACCGCTTCGACGGCGACGTCTGGCACCTCGCCCACTCCCCGTCACCCGAGTTCAACCGCCGCTCAGCGACCTACCTGGCGAACGTGGCGCTCCTCGAGCGGTACCGGGACCCGTACCAGATCGACGCCGTGCTCGCCGACGACCGGGGAAGTGACCAGGTCGTCGCCGTCGTGCTCACCACGGGGGACCGGCCCACGCTGGCCGAGACGATCACCTCGATCGACCAGCAGGTCACCGGCCCGATCGGTCGCCGCATCATCTGCGTCGACGGCACCACCCTTCCCCGGTTCGACGGCTGGGAAACCGTGCAGCTCGGCGCCGGCCTCGGCTACACCGCCGCCACCGCCGCCGCCCGGAGGGTCGCACTGCAGTCCGGCCAGCCATGGGTGTTCTGGTCGGAGGACGACTTCACCTTCGACCGGGCCGTCGACCTCACCGCCATGCAGGCCGAGATGGACGCCCACCCCGACCTCGCCCAGCTCAGCCTCATGCGCCAGGCGTGGTACGCCGACGAGCTCGCAGCCGGCGGCATCGTCGCCGCCAACCCGAACGCCTTCACCCGTCGCGGGAACCACCTGACGCACCGTGCGTACTGGGCGCAGAACCCGCACCTCTGCCGCCGCATCACCCTCACCCGCCCGTGGCCGACCGTCGGCGGGTCCGAGCGGGCGTTCTGGTGCCAACTGTTCGCCTCCGATCCCGACGTCAACTGCGGCGTCTGGGGCGACGGCACGCCGTGGGTCACGCACACCGGAACCGACCACGCCGGCCATGGCTACTGACGTCGCCGTCGTCATCCCGTGGCGCGACGGCTGCCCCCACCGGCGTGACGCACTCCGTTGGGTGACCGGCCGGTGGGCCGCCGAGCACCCGGCGTGGCCGGTCGTGATCGGCACCTGTCCCGACGGGCCGTGGGTCAAGGCGGCCGCCGTCACCGACGCCATGACCCACACCTCAGCGGAGGTCGTCGTCGTCACCGACGCCGACGTGTGGTGCGACGGCATCCCAGCCGCCGTCAACGCCGCCGACAGCCACGGATGGGCAGTGCCGCACCTCCTCGTCCACCGCCTCGACCGCGACGCCACGAACGCCCTCACGGCCGGTCTGGGGGACACCGGCGGCCGCGACCAGCACCCCTACGCCGGCTACGAGGGCGGCGGGATCGTCGTCCTCCGTCGCGACGCCTGGCAGGAAGCCCCGCTCGACCCCCGGTTCACCGGATGGGGCCAGGAGGACGAGGCGTGGGCGATCGCCCTCCGCACCCTCGTCGGCCCGCCGTGGCGGGGCACCCACGACCTCATCCACCTCTGGCACCCGCCACAGGACCGGCTCAACCGGGCGGTCGGCTCCCGGGACTCGATCCGGCTGCTTCGCCGCTACGTCGACGCCCACGGCGACCGTGCCGCCATGTCTGCGCTCATCGAGGAGGCGACCAGTGCTGTCGAACCTGCTCGTCCGTGACGTCACCATCCTCCGCCCCGGCACCATCACCGACCGCACCGACACCGTGGCGGACTGGTCGACAGCGACCAGCACCCACACGAACGGGTGGCTCGCCCAGCGGTCGGCCGCCGAGGTGCTCGACAACCGGACCGCCGGCGTCACCGGATGGACACTCGTCCTGCCCGGCGGCACCGACGTGCGCCGCACCGACCGTGTCACCATCGACGCCGTCACCTACGAAGTCGACGGCGACCCGAACCCGGCGTGGACGCCACGCGGCGAGCACCACGTCGAGGTGTCGCTGCGAAGGGTGGACGGATGATCGACGGGATCGTCATCAGGATCGACAACGCCGCGGCCCGCCGGATCCGCCAGTCGCCCGAGGTGATCGCCGACCTGCGGCGCCGCGCCGAGGCGATCCGCCAGGCCACCGGCGACGCCGAGGAGTTCGACGTGGACGAGTGGGTCGGCCGCACCCGCGGCCGTGTCACCGTGGCCACCGCAACGCCCCGCGCCCAGGCGCTCGAGGCGGGCGGCCGGGTACTGTCCCGGGCGATCGACGCGGGCCGGCTGTGACCGTCGCCGTCCGCTTCCCCGACGCCGAGGCCGTCGTCGCCTCGGCCCTCGCCGCGGTGGCAGCGGTGCCGGTGCGCACCGTCATCCCGGCGCCCCGCCCGACATCGTTCGTGCGCCTGCTGCGCACCGGCGGCGTGGCCCGCACCACCGTCACCGACGCCCCCATCCTCACCGTCGAGGCGTGGGCGCAGCGACCGTCGCAGGCCGCTGCGCTCGCCGCCACCACTCGCGCCCAGCTGCACGCCCTCGCCGGCACCGTCGCCGGCGGCGTGACCATCGGCCGCGTGACCGACGTGTCCGGCCCGCAGAACCTGCCCGACCCAGTGTCGGACCAGGCCCGCTACACGTTCGCCGTGGAGATCTACCTCCGCGGAACCAGATTCACGCCCGGTTCCTGAACCGGGCCACGAAATCGCCCCGCGCGGCGGGGTGAAAACGGCCGTGCCAACGCCACCCATTCCTCGACCTCCTAGGAGGAGCAATGCCCGTTGGCAACGGCAACACCGACGCCGCGCGGATCTGGACCACGGCGGACGTCTACGCCGGTCCGTACGTCACCGCAGCGCCCACCAACCTGACCACCGCCCTGAACACGCTCGGCTACTCGCTCGTCGGGCTCATGTCCCAGGACGACGGCATCAAGCAGACGTTCTCCGCGGACGAGTCCGACAAGTTCGCGTACGGGTCGATCCTCGTGCGCCGCACCTCCATCAAGGACAAGGTGCAGTTCGGGTTCACCGCCTGGGAGGACTCCGACATCGTCTACAAGCTCGCCCACCCGGGCAGCTCGTCGACGACCACCGGCGGGGTCACGACCCGCAAGATCAAGGCCCGCAACATCGGCCTCGCGATCCGGTCGCTCGTCCTCGAGCTCTCCGACGGCTCCGTCGCCAAGCGGGTCTGGATCCCCAAGGCCCAGGTGCTCCTGAACGGCGACCAGCCGCTGAAGGACAACGAGATCGCCGGCTACCCGCTGACGGTCGACGCCCTCGCCTACACCAGCGGCGGCGAGACGTTCTTCTACCAGGAGCTCACGAACGACACGTCTGCCACGGCGGGCTCCTGACGTTCGACGGCGGGCCGGGTCTGCCCGGCACGGCCACCCGGCCCGCTGTCACCCAACCCGTAGGCCGTGCCCGCAGAGAAAGGCCGTGCCATGCCGCACACCGTCGACCTCAACGCGTTCGTCGCCGAGCAGGTGGAGAAGGACGAGCTCGTCATCACCGCCGGTGACGACGAGTTCCGTGTCCCACCCCCGATGCTGTGGGCGGAGGGCGTGCTCGACAAGCCCGCCGACCAGTGGGGCAAGGAAGTGCTCGGCGACCGCTGGGACGCGTTCGTCGCCGCCGGCGGCACGTCCGGCCTGTTCGCGCACCTGGTGCTGCGCCGCGCCGAGTTGTCCGACGAGGGGGAATCCGACGCCTCGTGAGGTTCTGCCGCGAGCACGCGGCACCGATCGAGGCTGACTTCCAGCGCGTCTACGGCATCAACCTCTGGCGCGAGGTCAGCGTGGGCGCCATGAGCTTGCGCCGGCTCGGTGTGCTCCTGGCGCACCTCCCGGCCGGGTCCGAGGTGGACGCCGCGATCCACGGCGAACACGCCCGGTGGCGTACCGCGGATGACCTGCTGGCCGCGGCCGTCACGCTGCTCGCCGGGGCGAACTGGCAGCGCAGCGGCGGCAAGGGCAACCCGCCGGAACCGATCACGCGCCCCGAGTCGCTGCAGCAGGTCAAGGTCAAGGAGCGCGAGAAGGCTGGGCTCCTCGCCCGCCTGAAGGACGCCCGGGCCCGCGCCCGGGCCATGGCGTCAGC